GGTAGTTAAAAAAACCACAAGAAAAACAACTAAACAAGTTGCTCGACCTAAAAAAACAACACAGGAATCAGAATGATATTAAAACCTCTAGGAATACGATTTACATTTAAGTTTATAGATAAAGTTGTCATCCGTTCAGACTTAGACAAACGCAGAACACAATTCGAAGAAACAACCGCAAGCGGTTTTACTATTTCCAATTACGACGAAGGCGCAAAGTTGCCACGTTGGGTAACGGTTATGGACTGTGGACCTGATATAACAGAATTCGATTCAGGTGATAAGGTACTAATCGAAGCCCTCAAATGGTCAGAATCTATCGATTTTGACAATGAAACTTTCTGGTATAGTGACGAAAGCGTCGTCATGGCGGTAGAAGACTAATCTTCTAAGAATGATAAATACTATTTCAAATGGAGATTTGTTATGGGATTTGTAGCGTTACTGGCAACTGTCGCGGGTTACTTTAGTATATATGGATTAGCGTCTATTTTTTCTGGTTGGTTCTGGGAAATTATCGCTATGGGTATTGCTATTGAATATGGTAAATTAGTTGCAGTATCGTACATATATCGGTATTCGTTCTTAGAATCACGGGGAAGCAAAGCATACGGATATTTTGGTATTATCATTATGATGCTGATAACCTCCGCAGGCATCTTTGGTTTCTTATCACAAGGCTATCAACAAGATACGCTTGGGCTTAAACAACAAGAACAGCAAATTGAACTACTTACGTCCGAACAAGAAGAATTGCTTGCGTTTAAGAATGAAAACATTTTACGTAAAAAGCAAATCGATGATGACATTGCTTCACTACCAAACAACTATATCACAGCGCGCCAACGATTACTGAAATCGTTTGGTCCTGAATTGAACATTATACGCGAAGACATTGCGTCGTACACTAAACAGATAAACAAAAAGACCCTAGCTATATCGAAGCTTAAACAAGAAAAGTTAATCACTGAAGTCCACATTGGACCAATTGTCTTTATTGCTGGTGCGTTTGGTACTACTAACGACGAAGCGGTGAAGTGGCTAATCTTTATGTTAATTTTTGTGTTCGACCCACTAGCAGTTTGGTTAACGCTTGGTACTAATAAGGTTCTTGTATATAATGCGGGGGGTGTTAAGAAACATCATCATGACAACCACGATGATATTGTTGCAGCGAAGATGCCCGCCAAAAAGGCAACCAAGAAGCATACAAATAAAAGTGAAAAATCAACACCACCACATAATCACCAAACGTACAACGCAGATAAAACACCCGCACACTCACTACGGAAAAAATAACCTTTTAAAGTAGTTGACAAAAACTGTATGGTGTAGTATTATTCTTTGATAAATTGGAGAATAATAATAATGATAAACAATTCCAAGCACCAATTATGGTGCGAGAAGTATCGCCCCACCTCGCTCGACGAATATGTATTCCATGACGAATCGCACAAGAGTGCATTCACGCAGATGGTTGCAGACCAAACAATCCCACATCTTTTACTATCAGGCGTTCAGGGTTCTGGAAAGACAACAATAGCACAAATATTAATCGACGCTATTGGCTTTGAATCTTCCGACGTTTTAATAATTAATGCATCAGACGAAAACTCCGTTGATGATATGCGCGATAAAATTAAAAGCTTTATCACCACTTTTGCAATGGGTAAGTTTAAACTCGTGTTACTAGAAGAAGCGGATTACTTATCACTGCCAGCACAGGCAGTGTTGCGTAAGTATATGGAAGACCCCATTAGCCCTGCACGATTTATATTGACATGTAACTATGACAATAAAATAATGCCTGCTATCAAGTCAAGAGCGCAACATTACAGGTTTAAAGCAGCCGATAAGAACGAAATAGCAGAATTTGGCGCCAAGATACTAATAAGTGAAGGCGTTGAATTCGACCTCGATAAGCTTGACAAATATGTTGCTGTTGGTTATCCAGACATTCGAAAAATTGTAAATCTATTACAACAAAATTCTATCGGGGGACAGCTTTTAAACCAAGCATCTGTAGCAGAAGCAGGCGATTATAGGTTTGCGTTATTGGAGTTAATCGGCGAAGATAAATGGAATGACGCTCGTAAACTAGCATGCACCAATGTATCCGATGACGAATGGGATGGTGTTTACCGTTTCCTATACGAAAATTTGGATAAGTCTAAGAAATTTTCTAATAAAGAAAACTGGGATGCTGGTATTGTAACCATAGCAAACCACCTATATAAAAATTCAATCGTGTCTTCACCTGAAATAAATGCAGCCGCGATGTTCATTGAACTGTCGCAGGTATAATCATGGCTAGACGAAAGAAACCAAAAAACGAAACCACAGAGCAAGCCGAATTGCGGTTGCTGCTGGAATCAATTGCGAACCACGCAAACCGTAGCGAAAAGACTGCATGGAAGCGTAAACTTAAAAACATGGAAGCGTTACTGGAACAACTGCACCCAATAGAAGAAAAAATTCTTACTATTATTGCTGATGAAAAACAACCCATGTTGGATAAGATAGCAGAACTCCGTGGTGTTATGGTTAAAGAATGCGTACACCCTTACGAACACCTTATTAAAAAGGATGGGTTTGTGGAATGCAAATTCTGCGGAAAGAAAATGCGAGTGCCCGATGGTGACTAAAAAGAAAGAATACAAATTAGATTTATTTCCATTACTGGATGATATTAGTGAAAAGAATCTTGGACGGTATGATACCTTTACAGAAGAAAACATTAAAGCATTTACGCCGTATCTTATAATGCGTTGGTTGACAAATTGTAATTACAACCAAAATGTTACAGCACACCAGATATATTTTTTAAATGAATTGGTTAATCCGTATGCATTTGAATTTACAAAGCGCGACTGCATGCACAAAAAATTACTATATCAGCTGTTAACAATATCAACTACTGGCAAAAAATGTAAGTATTCGTTTCTTAAAGTAAAGAAGAAGATTCCACTATTGCCGCTTGCCACCAAAATCGTTCAGGAAGTATTTAGCTATAGTAGCAAAGACGCAGAAGATGCTACATTAGTATTATCGGATGAAGCCATAATTGATATGGCTGAACAACTTGGTAGACAAGACGGCGAACTCAAACTTCTTAAAAGAGAGCTTAAAACTAAGCGACCAAAGTGATATCGGAATTCAAATATCAATGTGATTTCTGTCATGCCCGTTTCAAAACAGAAACGCGGTTCATGAAACATCACTGCAAAGAAATGAAGCGCGAGGAAGACTTTAGGTCTTTGGAAGGTCAAGCCGCCCAACTTTTCTATAAAGCTTGGATGATGCACAAACATCGTGCACATACAACAAGCCCGTCAGCGTTCAAGGAATCAAAATATTTCAACATGTTTATAAAGTTTGTCAATTTTGTAAAACAAACTAAATTGCCAGACACCGATGCTTATATCAAACTGATGGTGCAACAGAAAATTGAACCAAATAATTGGACAAGCGATATTGCATATGGTAGATATTTGGAATGGGTTACGCGCGTATTACCTACTGACCGCTTGATAGAAATTACAGTAACATCAATGTTTGATTATGCCGACGAATCTCACGTCAATGTGAGCGATGTATTTACGGTGATATCACCCAACGAAATTATCCAGATGCTACACCAGCGGCGGATATCGCCATGGATACTATTAAATAGTAGAAAATTCTCAGAATTCTTTCGCAATAACACCACTCCCGAAGAACGTGTTATTATGGAAAGCCTCATCAATCCAGACTACTGGATGTCCCGTTTCAAGTCCCATACGGACGATTTAAAGCTGGCAAAGGACTGCGTTATCGCATTAGACCTTTAAGTTATACATAAATAGATATATAATTAAAAATTACATAGGTAGAAGGAATGTCCGAAACATTTTATATCAAAAAGACCGCTTTTGATGACAATAACTTTGATTTAACACAACGCGAAGAAGATTCATTCATAATTGGTCCGGGTGAACTAAACGGTCCGGGTGGTGTCGCGCGCGATAGTGACCTTGAATTATACGGCTTTGGTGCAATTAAATGGGGCGAAGGCGTAGACCAGAACCAATACCGCCAGTTAGAAAATTCTGCATGTCCAGCCAAAGAAAATGGCGACTTTTTAGTCGGTACGGATGACCCCGTCGATTATGTTCCGGGAACTGGTAGTTTTATTGCAGCCACAGACCCCATTACCCCCAAGGACGAATACGATTTAGGAATCGGTAATGGTATCACAGAACCATTAGACGGACAGAGTTGGTACAATACCACAGATAGAACTTTATATACATTTGGTTACGGCTCCCCAGCTACTGAATGGCGCTCCGATATGACAGCGACCAATACCCTTGATTTAAATGGTTTTGGTATTGTCAATATGCAAGACCCAACTGACGCACCAACTACATTACCGGGTAGTATTTTAGCACCACAAGATGCAGTAACTGTCGGTTGGGCTGACCTAAGATTTGTTAATGTCACTGGCGACGATATGGTTGGCACGTTATCCATCACCGATACCTTGGCATTAGATTTAACTGGTAATATGACCATGGTTGGTAATACAACTCAGGTGGGTGATACTGGTTTGACTGGTACTGCAACTATAACCACGGCCGCCACTTTGGCGTTGAATATAGTTGGTAACACCACTATGTCAGGTGATTTAAGTTTAACTGATGGTGATACTATAAATCTTGGTAATTCTAATGATTTATCCTTAACTCATGATGGTGCCAATAGCACTATACAAAACACTACAGGCGTTATAACAATTGAAAATACTGTTAGTAGTATAACATTGGACGCCTCCGCAGGCGGTGGTTATGTGGTTACGCGGGGCGGCGGTGCACAGTGTGCAATCATGGGCGGCTTCCAACAAAATGCAAAACTATACTATGGTGGTGGACAAAGAATCGCCACAACATCCGACGGACTAACAATTACAGGCAATGCCTCTGCTAGTGCACCAGCACCAACCGCCGCTGCACATTTAACAAGAATGGATTACGTCGAGGACAATTTCGTCGCGGTCGTTGGCGACTCAATGAATTCAAATGCGGATATTACATTCCAAGGTGGCGGTGAAGTCCTTGGTTTACCGAATACACCATCTAATAATAATGCAGCCGCTTCAAAGATTTATGTAGACACAGTGGCACAGGCAGCTCGAACTGCTACATTTACATCAGGCGGTTTCTTTGTAGTACCTACGGGCGTTAACATGATATACATATCTGGTGTTGGTGCAGGTCAAGGTGGTGAAGCAGGCGGCGACGGACCGACGTCATCACCAGCAGCAGATAGGCCAGCCAATACATATGCAACCGCCACACCGTGGATAGTTAGATTTAAGGGAGGGTATAGTGAAGATGGTGTACTGAGTGATACCAGCAATAGCGGCGTTACTGTTAATGGTAGAAACATCCTCAACTTAGCAGCATCAGCACCGGGTACCAGCCCCAGACTGAATACCTGTTCCGACACTGATAACTGCCCCGGCGGCAGAGGTGGACATTCGCCGTGGGGAGATGGTGGTGCACCAGGAAACTCGGTAGGTGGCGACGGTATCTTAGGTTCTGGTGGTGGAGGCGGATTCGCACAAGATTTTGATGAAGGAGAAAGCTTTGGTTGGGGCGGCGCCAGTGGAAGTTTTGCTTTTGGTGTCCCTATGCCAGTGACGCCAGGCGCCACTGTAACAGTGGTAATCGCCACTGGTTCAGCGGGTGTCGACGGACCAGGTACAAGGGACGGCGGCGACGGCGGCGACGGATACATAATTATTAATTGGTAAAGGGATTTTAAGAATGGCAACAAAATACACATTATACTTTTCGGACATAAGCAAATCACCGTTCGAAATACAATCGTATACTAAGAACGGGCCAGTAAGTCCATCTGACCCTTCTCTAATCGCAGGCGCCTCGGCAGCGGAAACAACACTTAAACTTTACGGCAAGGGCAACAAAGACTACGGCGAAGATGTCGCTCAGGATTTAATCTACCTGCTTGAAAATTTTGCCAATTCTTCGGAGCCAGTTTTTGCAAAAGAAGGGCAGATGTGGTACCAACAAGCAACAGGCTCAGGAAGCCCTGCTGTAACATTGCCAAGATTACACGCATATGATGGAATCGATTGGGGTGCTATTATTATGGCAAACGGCTCGTCTGCCATGACAGAAGAATTATTATTGGCTGGCGACCCATCCAGCCTTCTTGGTGCTGTACCTTTAAGTATGCTCACCAGCCACACTGGAGATTTGGATGTTCACCTTACACCAAATCAGAACACATTCCTAGACGCATTAAACCTACCATCATTGACCGGTGCAGAAGTTAATTTCATGGAAGGTGTAACGTCCAATGTTCAAACACAATTCGATGATGTTCAAGCACAGTTCGTTGTCGTCGACGCAGATTTATTAGCCATCCATTCGCAACTCGACAATGATACAGTTAGTCGTATTGCAAATACAACCATGACAGATGGTATTAACTTAACATTTGCTTTGAATGGTGAGGTTCTTGGCTTACCTGCAACTCCATCTGCTACGGGTGCAACATCAAAAGAATATGTACAGGGCTTAATTACGTCAGGTGCAACTGGTGATGGTGTATTAAGCGAAACCATATGGAGCAACAATACCGGTGGTGTCGGTTCACCTCCTATAGTAATAACAGACACCACATTAGAGTTAACGGTAACATACCCAAGTCCTACCGCACCAGACACATTCATACTAGAAGGTATATCCAGAACTGGTCACACGCACGATGCAATCGATGTTCCTATTAATAATGCATTTGATGTAACATATGGTACCAACACGCAGTCGGCGATTGAACAAGCAGCTTCTGAAATTGAATTACTCAAGACTGGTGGACTCACACCGTCGGCGACTATTACAGTACAAAGAATTTTCGATGTTCTTGCTGCACCAATTTCTGCTGGTTCTCCAGTCAGTCCATTTGAAGTTAACCAACATTTCGCTGACGACAACCGTGTATTCTTAAGTGTCAATGGCATAAAACAATATACACATGCGCGCGCCTCACAAGCAATAAATTATTCATCGATAATATCCGATTCTACGACTACGGGTTTAAGCCCTATACAAACCTATGAATTTGATATAGCAATCAATGGTGGTCCAGCAACAACCATTGTTGTTAATCCTGCCGGTTCACCTACGGTGGATATATCAACGCATGGTGCTCTTGTAACTGCAATTAATGCGGCATTAACAGACGCCACTTTTAGAATTAATAGTTTCGTGGAAATTTTTGAAACAACATCATCGGGTACTGGTAGCTCAATAGCAATAACAGACCCTGGTGGTTCACCTAACCTATATTTGTTTGCGGCAGGCTCACCACCAACTATTACCGATTTTCTTTCAGTATCTGCCGCAGAAGCTGGAATAGAAGGTGATTATATGGAAACCGATATTAGTGGCAATCCAGTTTCACAAAATGCTTTAACCAGCTACGTCGTATTCAATTATGATATATTAACTGGCAGTTCAATAGAAAGCTTGCTTTACGTATAACGGAGATACAATGACTAGATTAAAAGCATTCCAAATAGACACCGCAGACTTAGCTTCTGACCCATCCTTTGACATCGCAACAAAATTGTCATGGTTTGGTCAATGGGTCGATGGAACATACGATACGAATGATGTAGTACGTGACGGCGCATGGACGATGGTTGCAACCACTACCACGACCGATAGAGCAGCACCACAAGCCATT